GCCGATGCATCGCCGATGCTAGTGGTAGCACCGGTCATCAGCGAAATCGGAAACGTTGAGTTTGTCGCGCCTGATGTGATGTTGCCGCTGTTGACGACGACTACGACTTTGCCATTAAATGGCAACAGGTCAATCGCGGCACCATCTACGGCGGCTACGCGAAGAAACGCTGGAAGGACTGACACATTGGTCAGCGAAGTTACTTTAGTAGGAATACTCATGGTCTTAGATTATTTTGTGGTTGAAGTTTTTGAACGGCTGACTTTGCGGCGAGGGGCCTTTGCTATACGGGATGGAATCAAAGGCCCCTGATCGTCATTGTCACTCGGCGTAGGCAGCGGCTCGCTGTATGTATCCGCTTTCCCGATACGGATTAACATACGAGCGTCTGATTCAGTTGCATCGATAACGTCGTCAATGGAGACGTGATTACCGCCGCAAACTGTCGGCTGAGTGATTATGATTTTCATGCTGCGAGGTCGGTCAGTGGTTACTGATTGCCAGCGTCAGATGAGACGGAGAACGATGCAGCGTGGCGGACTGCAAAGTCGGTAAGCAACTGGATAGTCACTTCGATTTGCCCGGTCTTTTTGAGGCTGTAAGGATCGACAACTACGTCCATCCCATCCCAATCCGCAAACATGGCATCATTAAAGTTTCCGTAGATCACCTTGTTGTCAGGCACCTGGTTGCTGGATTGGCAAGGACGACCGACTACTTGGCCTTCGTCGATGTTGCCCTTCCAGAGCCATTGTGCCGCGCCAGACTCTTCTGCGATGCCCATCCATGCGCCTGCAACTGCGGGCGATGTCAGGTAATTCAGGGAGCCGCGTGAAGCGTTTGCAGTGGCAACGTCAGTCTGGAATTCGATTGCCTTTGCACGTGTGGCAGTTGCGCCAAACGTTACGGAGCCGATACCGGTCGTGTTCATGATGCCTCTAGGCTGCCCGCTTACGCCGCTGCCTGTAATGCCCGCTAAGTCTTTTGCAAGAGCCAGCACGGTCATTAGGTCGTCGCGCACAAACGCTTCAACGCCGATACTAGACTGCGTAAGCAATTGCTTGCTGTATGCAGTATCACCAACTAGGCGCTTTGGCGTCATTCCGATCTGACCAAAGGCTTGATCAGAAGCGGTCACTTCGCCAGTTTCTGACAGCCAATAAGCAGTCGCGCCGCCTTCGACGGTTGGGATCGCGATGTCACCACGCAAGCCGCTAAGGGTGCGAACACCGAGAGCAGACAGCACCGACTTATTGCGAAGCAACTCGATAAGAGAGCCGCCAAGAACGTCCGTGCCGATCGTGTATCCGCCCTTAGCTGCCACACCTGCGGAGAGGTTGCGGTTCAATTCGCGTGTGACCTTTTCAGACTGGTGCTCGCTGATGTCGGTCGGAAGAAAAAAGCCTTTGGCTTCGCGGCCGATGAGCTTTTCCATTTCGCGCGAACACTCAGCTTCGAGTCCGTCAAATGCGCCGTGCTGGCCGTCCATTGCGCGGACGGTTTGCGAGAGTGCGCGGACAACCGAGAAGCTTTCCTTTTCTTTTTCGGAAAGACCAAGCTCACGGTTTTTCGTATTAACTGGTTTCGCGTTGTGGCGATTCGTCAGCACGTAGCCTTGGAATGCTTCCAGTGGCTTGTCGTTGTCGATGTGGTCGCGGACGACTGCTTCCTCAACCTGATAGCGATTAGCTAGGCTGTGGATTGCAGAGACGCGCTCACGCTCGGCTTTTTGGCTTCGCTCGATGTCTTTAGGATCGGTGCGGAATTCGATCACTGGCTTTGCAGTGGGTTCGGCGCGAGCGATTGGCTCGGGTGTTGCGGGTGTGGTTGGTTCACTCATAATATTACAAATTTTGATGTATTGGTCGTCGGGTTGGTTGGCTGCGGTTCTGTTGACTCCGACGGAAATGTCAGCAGAGACAGTGACAAGCGATGCTTCTAGCGGTTCCCACTTGGTAGCTCTGTAGGTGTCAACCCCGTCCGACCCGGACTCTTCCAGCTTAACTTCGTGGATCTTTGCAGACACGCTCACTTCCGTGAGTATGCCGTCTTGCACATCTTGAAATTTCTCGCGCGCTAGTTCGGAGTTGCCGAATCTAGCGATCACGTAAAGTTTACGATCTTCGACATATGCCCTCGTGACTTTGCCGAGGTGCATGTTTCGGTCGTGATTAAACAGCAATGGTGCCGCGGTGTTTAGGCGCTCAAGCATTACGGCATCGGTGCCGTGGTCGAGGATCGTAAACTCACCAGGGAAGTCTTGAATCGGCATTTCCGACGAAAGCGAAAGCGTGACTTCGCGAGCATCCACGTTTAAACCGCGCTCCAGCTCGACGTGAGCGATGCGGTTTAGGTGACGCGGGATTTGTTTAATCTTACTCATTGGCTTGCTGGTGATGTATCCAGTTTCTGGATACTTGTTAGTGATTTGTCAATCGGTTTCTCGATGCCTTTTTGAATCCGCAACTCTTCGTCTTCTGCTTGTTGATCGTAAAGTTCAGTCAAGTCGGAGCCTTGCTCGCTCACAATCTGGCTGTCAGATGTCCAATTGTTTTTGCGCGCAAGCTCCATAGCCTTCATGTCCTTGAGCGGGTCAACCCACTGCCAGCGGCGGGGGATAAACGAATGCTCGGCAAACTTTTCAATTTTTGCTAATGGCAACGGTGATCCAAGCCCGCGATTCATTTTAACCATTCCCATGTCGATTGACCATTTGAGCCACGCCAAATATATCGGGCGTTTGTAAGTGGCAATCATCCAGTCCTGTATGACCTTGTAGCCGTCGCGCTCGGTAATCTTGCCGTCGCGCAGGCTGCTGTAGTTGACGCCTTCGAGGTCGTTGGCAAGCGTGTTGTAGCTCATCGTTAAGCCGGAAGCAACGCGTCGCAGCATGGCCTTACGGAATCCCTCAAATGCGGTGGTCGGGTGCTGCGGATCCCATGATTGAAATTTTAACCCCTGCGGGATCTGGTCGAACATACCCGGCTCGGCTTCCATCGAGAAATCGGCGTTCGGGTTGCTTGGATCGGTTTGCCCGTAGTCGGTGCCGTCGCTCACGAAGAAGCCCATTTTAGCGGCGGCGGTGCGGGCGGCCACAAGTTCGGCCTCCTCGTATCCGCCGAGCATTTTAAGATGGTTCATTGCTGTGACGAGCCACGACACGCCGCGCGTCTGCTCTACGCGGTTACTGCGAAACGGCATCAGCATCTCGTCAGCCGGAATGCGTGTGCGGCGTTGGCCGCCTGTCTGCATCGTCTGGTAGTAGTCGCCTGGGTGGTTGATGTCTATCCAGTATGCCATCGGCATTTTCCACTGATTCAGCTCGACGCCCATTCGGATCTCATTTCCGTTCGGCGCTTTACCGCTAAACGTCGCGTCAAGGTGATCAGGCTCAAGCAGCTGAACTGCAAACTGGAACTTGTTTGGAGCTCCGCGAATAATGCGGACGAGAACTTCGCCATCCCGCGCGATGCTTCGGATCGCTAGACGGTCGGTGCTCTGCTCAGTTTGCTGCCCTGTGACAGTGTAATTCTCGCGCATACCCTGTTGATGCCACGCCCACTCGATAGCTTGCTTGGCGAGCGCGTCGGTCTTGCCGTCAGGGTTGCGCGGCTCGCTACGTAGCTTGATGCCTGTTCCGACAATGTTGTTCTCCAACTCAAACAGGAACTTTTCGACGTATGTTTCATTGCGCTCTAGGTCGCGTGCGCGCTCTCTGATAGTGGCGATGTTACCCTGTAGCTCAGCGTCTGCGCTCGTAGGCGACGAGATCCAGTCGGCAGTAAGGCGCGTATGCTGAGCGGCGTTAAACTGGCGCGTAACAGTAGGCTTTTTTTTGCGGGTAAAAGGTATGTGAAATTCCATTATGTAACAGAGGGGAAGGTTACGGCGATGCGGCGGGTTGCCCCTCCCATTTCGGAGCGCACCTTATTTTGAAAGAATGCGATTTCTTCGCGGATAGCCATTAAGTCTTTCTTCGTGTAGGTGCGGCCGTTCACGGTTGCGCTGCTGATCGTGTTCTTTGCGAGCTTTGCGTAGGTTGCTTGCAAGTCCGCTACGATTTCCTCAGCAAATGTTCGGCGGTCAACTATCGAATCGACAGCGGCGAGGACAGTGGTGCGGGTTGTCGATACGCGTGCGGTGGTCGTTTCGCCGCTTGTTGCGATGTCCTTGACGTATCCAATAAGCTGATACGTTCCTGCCGACAGCCCGCTGGTGATGGCCGGCGTCAGACGAAGATTGAAAGTGTCCAGCGTGCTTGTCGCCGTGATGCCCAGCACTTCGCCGCCAGCTATCGGCGCGAGCGTGTATTCAAGCGTGTAGAGCGACGGCAAGTAGTCTCTGAGGGTTTTATCCCAGTTAGATGTAAAG